GGACAAAAAGACAACTACAACCTCTCCGTTGGTGTCAGTGCCACATGGAGTAAACCACTAGACAATAAACAACAAGAGCTGTGTAAGAAGGCAGCTGAAAATCACAACGCATTGAGGGAACAAATTCTGGCCAATCGCAGACTTGAGTTTGAACTTACCAGACTTTCAAAATGTGGCGAAATGAAAAAATCTGGTATAAGTTTCCATCCCAAAAGTCCGTATTATGCTGTTTGTGCAGATGTTGTAGTGCAAAATGTGGATGTAATTCCACCACATAGACACACTATTTCCCCTTCAACAGTTTCCTCATCATCGCCTTTGCATGGTTCGTCTCACTCTGCTCCCGCCTCCGCTCTTGGAGGGACAGTACGACTTCCGGCTTCCCCCGCATCTTCGACACCTTCTTCACAACCTTCTTCACGGTAGGTTTAACTAACTTCAATAATAAATCAGCTAAAGGTTTTGCAAGAAGTGCAGATGTTGTTGCAATCAATGCAATTGATGCAGTTGTCGTTACCGCAGCAGGTTCTGGGAGATACTTTTGTGTCCAGGGTATCTCAGGTTCTACAGTCGGGGGAACCTCCTCTTTGGTCACAGATGCTGTGGATGGCGGGAGCGCCGGCGATTGTGGTGGGGATACCGATTTTGATTTTTTTTCTGGCGTTTTTGGCCTATCTGCTGGACGGGTAGGTGTGAATTGTCGTGGTTCAAAATTCAAAGGTTCATAACTTGGAATTTGACCATCACATTGGATCATCTTTTGATCATCCTCAATCGCATCAGCATGTTCCACACATCCAGGATAAGCCACGATGGGTTTCCTTAGATATGTGGTTACTGGTGGACTAGGAACAAGAATTCTAGGTGTACCTAGATCAAAAATGGGGTTCGGTTTGATTTCACGGATGTTGATATCACGAACCCCAATATCAGGGATTTCGGGCATTAAGTGTCCTCACAGTCTTTAACCATCGTGGCAATATCGCCACCGATATCAGCACCCTTATCTTGTGCAAACATTGCTACCCATCCAGCAGCAAGCCATCCAACATAAGGAATACCAGTAAACCAAGGAGCAGCTGCGGCACCTACACTAGCGCCCACCATTCTCCCTGCATTTTCTCCACCACCTTCCGCCTTGATACACTCTATCTTTTTGGCAGTCAACTTTCCCAGCTCACCTCCTTGGAGATGTTGGGCTCCATCCATAGTGTACTGTTCTTGTTGAATGATATTGGTCTTTCCACCAATACCAAAGAAACCATTCTTTTTATCGATTACCTTATCCTTACTCATGACCCGTGGATCATTAGCACGGTATTGGATACGATAACCATGTTCTCCAGCTTCTACCTGATAGGCAGTGTAATCACCAACTGGGAGATTGATGATCGGTAAGTGTTTTCGGTCAAGTAAATGACCTATGATGCCAAGATGTGCAACTCCAAATACTGTTGCAACACCAAGAACCGCCCACTTAAAAGGCGATTTAGGAGAAGGTAATTTATCTCCCTCTTTTGATGTTGTGGCCATTTTCCTCAGGGGATAGGAAGTCCTGTTGTCTCAGGTACAGCAGGGCCGGTGACTTTGGGCAATTTGGGCAATTTACCTTCCAACATACCAGGAAGGGCTTCTTTTACTGTATTTGTAACTGTTTCAGTTACCTTAGCTCTTGCGTCTTCAATCAATGCATCCTTGTTAAGAAGGACATAGGCACTGCCACCAATAAGAGCAGCGGAGGTTAGTCCTGACAGAAGAGCAATGACATTAATAAGTTTTTGCATGGTTTTAGATAGTAGGAATTACGGGTGGCTCACCGTCCTTCTTAGGTGCAGTGGCAATTTGAATTGGTGCTTGTTCAATACGAATAGTCTGGGCAGGTGCTGTCTGCGCTGCTGCGGCAATCAGTTTCTCAAGATCTGCCTTGGAGACACCGCCGCCAGAAACGCCCTTGAATGTACCATCGCCATTTTTCTTTGCCGTCTGGACGCCAAAGGTAGCGAGCACCCCAGTAAAGACAGACGCGATGAAAGTCGGGTCAAGTTTCTGTTCAGGGATGCCCAATGCAGCAGGAAGTTTGATATAAGCAAGAGTCAAAATACCACCAGACCAGATAAGAATACCAAGTCTGACCATGGTGCTGATTGCTTCCAACTGACCTTCATGGTCATCAGCAGCTTCCTTAAGCTTGGCGAAAGGACCCTTCTTCTTTTCTACCTCTTTAACCTCCTCTTTAGGAGATTCTTTAATTTCTTCAGTCATCTAACTTTCCTTTTTTGAGTAGCTTTTGAAGTTCAGCAGTTGACCCTACAAAAAGTGCGTTGGTAACATTACTAGGTCCTTTTTCTTTAGGATCCTCAATGTCTCTCATTTTTTTCTGTAGGTCTAATAATTTATCTGTGGCATCAGCCACACTCTTAATTAGTTGCCCAGTAACTTCATAAGCTCTCGCAGAGCCTTGTTCTTGTGAGATCTCCATGATCCCATCAATGGCTTCCTGACCTTTTTCGATCAACGAATACAACTGACCTCTTGTGTATTCGTAGTCTCTTTTCAGGTCTGGTTTTTCTTCTCGCTGTCTTGGGACTTGTACATCGCCGCTAACAGGGGCAATCTCACTGCCTCCGTCATCTTTAAGAATGTCAAGTGCTTTCCCGATATCATCAAACGCCATTGTTGTTCCTCAGAATTAAACATCAGTTCCCTGTGAAGGTGAATAGGTCTTATAGTCTTCGTAGAATGAAGTCATTTCATTAAAACCAAAGTCATCACCAGCCACAATTAGAGCATCGTCACCACTTAGAGGCAGATCAGGTGTTCTAGTTCCACTGATGAGATTTACAACAGATCCAGCAGTATGTTCAGATACGGTTGTTCCATCAACTCCTCTATGAACGGTGACATCGTTTCCGCTGATGGAACGGACTTGCATGTTTTCATTATCAATAACAATGTAATCGTCAACGCTAAGTCCTGAGGAATCATTGACTGACATCTGTGTTTGATTTACAGTAAAGACTTCATTGATGACAGTTGTTGCGTCATCATTATAGTCCTTAATAGCTCTAGGAGTTGCAGCATATCTCTGAACTCTCTTTGCAGTGACTCTATTTGTGTCATCAAACATATCAACTTGAACTCTCTTGATAAGACCATCAGAGTTATCTGCAATCTTACCAAACAGATATGATTTAGCTGTAAATGTCAAAGTTGAAATCATTGCACGACGATTATCGAAGCTGCCTTCATAATCATCAGTCATATTGATGTTTTCAAGGATGATTGGAACATCTCTTTTTTCACCAATAGATGAAACAAGATTAATAGTAATATTCAATCCAGGTTGGAAATATGGAAGAATTTGTTCCAGAATTTGCAACATATCATCATTCAATTTCGTTGCAATACTCAACTGGAAATTAATATTGTAAGGAACAGGCATGTAAACCTTTTTGATGTTCCCTAACTCACCACTATTGCAAGTTTTGAATGTTTGTGTGATTGAGGCTTTTCTGGTTGAATCATATGTGATACCAGTCATCTCAAAGGACATGCGAGGTAATGTAATCGCAGGTCTACCCTGAAGATTTGGTTGTTGTTCAATCTTAGCAAGAAACTTTTGCATTGGACCATAGGCCAATGGCACTTTCATCTTACTCTGGACATTATCATTGTTGTCAGAGTGACGAATTTCAATTTGATTAAACAGAGTACCAAAACCAATAACGGTTTTTCTCAGGATCTCGTGATAAAAGTATTGTCCAACCATGGTATTTTTTAACTATTTAGAAAGTACCAAATGGATTGGTCTCTGTGAAGTCAAGAATTCCACCATCAGCCTCATTTTCAATAACAATGTTTTCTGCATAAGTATCATATTGATCATCATATTGAATTGATTTAACTGCGTATCTTCCTGTAGTCCCAATACCAGGATCGGTGTTCGTTGTTGCACTTCCAACGATAATTTCACCAAGTGCAAAGTTTCCTGCGAGATTGGAAATCTTGAGAATTCTAGTATCTCTATCCCAAGACTTAACACGGGCAGTGGACAGAGAGCTTTCTCCAGTAATAACTTCATTAAGAACAAAGTTTCCAGTTCCAACTCCAGAACCACCAGCAGATGGAGCTGCAATCGTAACAGTTGGTGCCTGAGTATAACCAAATCCAGCGTTAGTAAATCTAATTGCAGATATAGTTCCTCCAGCACTTACAACAGCAACAGCTGTTGCATTTGCTGTTGAAAGTCCAGATGGAGATGTTGAAATTGATACAACTGGGGCAGTTACATATTGAGCACCAGCATTTTGAATACTAGAAATGTAAACAACACCTGTGGTTCCAATACCTGTTCTGGCACTCGCCCCAGACCCGCCAGCACCACTGAAAGTGATTGTTGGGGGTTGTGTATAGCCAAAACCAGGATTGGTAATCAGAACCTGTTTTACCGAGAATGTTGTGGATCCAGATCCTGTGTTACTGGTGGTGATAGCCACAGCAGTTGCGTTAGCCGTGGCCCCACCATTTGGTGAGGTTGAAATCGAAACAACAGGTGCGCTCGTATAACCATATCCGTCATTAATTAGAATGACTTGATTAACAGCACCATTACGAAGGTCAGCAGTTGCGGTAGCTGTTTGACCAATTCCAGCCAAAGTTAATGTCGCAATATAACCCTTATCTTCTACATTATCATCAATTTCTTCTACACCAGTATCAATAACTTCATCTTCATATTCAAACAACTCACATGTGAGTTGATACATGTAGAGTTTACCAAGTTGATAGAATGGATTTTCATGTTCTACAAACTTAACCTCAAACAAACTATCGGAGAGTGGGAAGTAAATTAAATCTCCCTCTTTTGGTCTTGTTACCAGTAACTCTTCAGTTGGATTAGCTGCATAGAAAGGAGTTACAAAGTCTTCATATCTCTCTTTTGAAATAACCAGAGTAAGTTCATCCGTAGTTCTGATACCGAACTTAGTCATCAGGTCTCCAGATCCTTGGAAACCTTCATAGTTTTGAATATAAGCTTCAATTACAAAGTTATCATCAAATTTTGCAAGGACATTTTCTTTGATGACCGTTTTTGTACCCAGAAACTTTCTAGGCATGTAATAAATATCAACCCCATACATCCGCAACTGTTCGTTGATGAGGTCTTGGACTAATCTTTGTTCTCCAGGAGAACCTTGTAGGAAGAACGGATTTAAAGCCATTAGCCGATCATGTCAAGAGGAGGAAGTTCATAATCAAAGGTCATTCTTTGTTGAATTTCTGCAAGCTCTCTCAGTGCATCTTCATAAATTTGACGACCATTGAGTTCAATTCCACCTGGGAGTTTTACACCTGTATACTTACTCATGTTTGCACCCCACTGTTTCTTGATCAGTGCAGTGAGATATTTTTTCAGGAAACTATCGTTATAAACTCTTTCATTCTCTGATGGATCCAGAACACGGAAACAATCAATTACAATATATT